TATAATCCGAGCTATCAATTAGTGTTTTTGCTTTACGACCAAACCTTACAGCAAGTTCTCCTGTGTGAGTTGCTTGAATGATCTTGAGTTTTGGATTACGGCCCACCATCCACGCTGGCAAAAGATAAGAAGCAAACTCTGATTTCGTGTGCCTTGGTGGCATATTAACAATTAATCTATTAATTTTTTTATTTGCAAGGTCATTAAACTTTTGAGCTATAACTCTATGGTGTGCACCTTCTATAAACTCTGGCCAAACAGCTTTTGTAAAAGACATAAAGTCATCTTTTGCTTTTCGTTGAATTTTTTTTTCGGCATGCATGACCTTAAATCTTTTATATTGTTCTCTAACGTCAGAAGGTAACTTATCTATTTCTATATTTTTTTTCATAAAAAATTTTTTATAATTTTTTGCACCTTTTTAACAGTGGAAAAGTATTATACCACCCTTATCTGTCTAAAACAAGCAATACAACCTAGAGTAGTGGGACCCCTTTTTATAAAAAGGGGTATCGATTATATAGTTGCAAAGTTTATTGGGCTTGGGTGTGGTACCTCTATTGGTCCGTGTGTTGTGTGTGTAGGCGCGTTAGCGCCTACACAGAGAGAGTTAGTCTAGTAACTTATAATACGCGTCAACGTTATTCTTTTGAAACCAAGTCAGACCGCTTTGCATTCTGCCATAGTTCTCATTGACCTCGTCTTGTTTTATCTGATCGTATCTTGCTGCCTCTTCCATTGTTAGTTCTACACTAACACCACTGAAAGGATTAGTTCTAGTTATTATATCTGTCATGTCCTTGAACATATAGGATAGATCAAGCATTGTCAATAGCCTGTATTACTTTTTGTTTATATGGATTGCCTCGCCAATCGGTCCTAGTTTCTACCTGTACATTGATCGGAGTTTCAAGAGCCTCGGTCCTTGGGTATAGTCTAATGAATTCTTCCCAATGTTCATATGCAAAATCATTCCAACAACCTTGACTGCAAAAGTGTGAGAAGAAACTATTCGTTCTCCATGAGCTTTGTGTTATCTTTCTGGTCCTCAATACCTTAGAACCTTGGACACCTCTTATCCTGTCCTGTGTATGATAAGTATGACATTTCGGACCATGACACCATTGATAGTCGCTCATTTTTTTGCCCTCAACATTGCTTGAATAAATCTGTCATTCTCAGCAATCTTTCTGTCAATCTCTCTTTCTTTCATTTCACAAAAAAGAAAACCTAAAAAACCAACTATTATTAAACTTACTCCAATATATAATAATAAATTGTAATCCATTACAACCTCACTTTCCAACTGCCTTTGGCAGTTCTATAATTATCTGCGTCCATATCAAAGTATGTCATCAGCTTTGCACCTTGTTTGCTAGTCCAATATCTACACTTGTCAGTCCACTTGCCCTGTCTTGTTATGTGTTTTTTATCCTTATTAGAATAATAAGTTATTTTAAATTGTGTGTTGTTTTCCATAATGTATTTCTCTCTTTCTGTACCTATCCTATCATTGATAGGATAGGTTGTCAAATGTTAATTTACACTTTGTTGTTCTCGCAATAGTTGTTTGGCTATTGCTATTTTTTCCTCTCTAGTTTGTTCAACCTCATCAGTTAAAAGATCAGCTAGATTAGTTGGACTATAGA